CATCGGCGCTGAATGTGTAATTGTTAAAAAAACAAGAGCAGGATTAATTCAAGTGGCCCTAAAAGACAATTTAAAGAGAACCTATTCTGTGCCACAGAGAAATATTACTTTAAAAGTATAACGATGTTGATAACCAGCGGCAGGGAACGAAACACTAAAAACCAAGCAGACTGTTAGCCGTCTGCGTTGATTATGGGGTTATAATTTTTTGCCCCAAAGGAGGATTTATGGCACTTGTTGAAAACGATTTATTCTTAGGTGAAATTGACAAAGTGAAGGTAGCTATTGAAAGGCTAAAGACCTTTGAGCCTGCCGAGGGATATTACCTTGCCTTTTCAGGGGGGAAAGATTCGGTTGTGATAAAACGCCTTGCTGAGATGGCTGGCGTTAAGTTTGAGACACATTATCATTTGACCACTGTAGACCCGCCGGAGCTTGTTCATTTCATAAAAGAGTTTCATCCTGACGCGATCTGGCACAGACCAGAGAAGAATATTGCTGAGAGAATGTATGATAAAGGCGTTGCCCCTACTAGGATGATTCGCTGGTGCTGTGATGAATATAAAGAGAGAGGCGGGGCGGGGCGAGTTGTGATAACAGGCGTGCGCTGGTATGAATCGGCTCGAAGGGCGCGAACCAGAAGAATGAATGAAACGTGCTTTAGGGACAAAAAGAAGCATTATTTGAATGCTATTATAGATTGGGAAGACTCTGATGTATGGGATTTCATTCATTCTCAACAAGTGCCATATTGTAGCCTATATGATGAGGGATTCAAGAGGTTGGGGTGTGTTCTCTGCCCGATGACGACACCGGCAAACAAGATGAAAGAGGCTGCGAGGTGGCCTAAAATAGAAGCCAATTGGAAAAGATGGATTTATCGTTTGTGGGAGAAGCAGAAAGAAAAGCGAGGCGATGACTATAATTTTAGGACACCGGAAGAGTATTGGAACTGGTGGATAACTGGCAAGGGAGGCCAAGGGCAGAACCCCGACCAGATGAAAATGTATGATTGAAGGGGAAAAATTATAACAATAACTAACCGTAACTGTTCCGGTTATCACTCAAAACAAAAGGAGGAAGAGAGCATGAAAAAGATAAATTCACCATTTTTGCAGAGGGTGTCTGATGCTATCCGAGTGAAGCATTATGCGGAATCTACCCGCAAGAACTATGTCGGGTGGGCGCGGAAGTTTATTCTCTTTCATAAGTTTGATTCTGAAGGGGCTATGCTAGTAAGCCCTGAAGAGCTTATCAAAATGTATCTCTCACATCTTGCTCTTTTTCGCAAGGTCTCCGCCTCTACTCAAAATCAGGCTATGAATGCGCTTGTCTTTATGTATAAAAATGTTTTTATGATTGAACTAAACGGCAAGATAGATGCGGTAAGAGCAAAGCGGGCTAAGAAAAAACCACGGTATCTTTTTGTTGATGATACCCGTATGCTGCTCGATGCCCTTTCCGGCACAGGCGTCGGTCTGATTGTTGAACTTGCCTATGGTGCGGGGCTACGGCCCGGCGAGGCAGTATCGCTCAGAATGGAGGACATAGATATCGACTGGCGCCAGATTAATGTGAGGGACGCTAAGGGGAAGAAGGATCGCGTAACTGTTCTACCGGAAAATCTTATCCCTTCTCTACATGTCCAGATGCGGAAGGTGGAGAGAACCCACCGTCTCGATGTTTCAAAAGGTTTCGGCCATGTGGAGATCTCTTGGAATAAAGACCACACTACAGACAAGCTCGGTCAGCAATTTCTCTTTCAGTCTGGTAGACTTTCACAACATCAGGGTACCGGCAAAAAGGGGCGCTTTCATATCTTCGACTCTACCATCCAAAAGGCGGTCAAAAAAGCGGCAGAGCGCGTTGGTATACTCCAGAGGGTAACGCCTCATATGCTTCGCCATTCCTTCGCCACGCATATGCTGGAAAGTGGAACGGATATCCGCACTGTGCAGGAACTGCTTGGTCATAAAGATGTGAGAACAACGATGGGATATTGTCATCCGACAAGAACGGCAGGGGAGATCAGGAGCCCGCTGGATGATTTGAGAGCAATTAATAATTGATAATAGATAATTGACAATTAATTACAGAAGCACGGAGACACAGAGAATGACTGAGCAACTGAAATTCAAACAAGCAACCGAAGTCCATCAATATGCCATTAAGCAGGGCTATGATATGGGATCTAGCAAGATGAATTCTACTCTTGCAACAAAACTAAAGGGCATTTCTAAAAAAGATGGTTACTGGTTCAAGGAGGATATTGATAATCTTTTGAGGTTCGGCAAATTTAAGCAGCTCTCTGGTGCTATGCCTGCCGACGTTGCCGTCCTGGACCGCAAGATCAAAGAAGCCGAACTTCGTACAAGAGAAGGAAATGCCGATAAGGTAGAAAGAGAGAACGCTAAAGCCTCCGGACAGTTAATTGAACGCTCTAAGATGAGTCGCGAACTTGTTGCTAGGATGATACAACTCCGCAAAGATGAGAAGACAGATAATAAGATTAAATCTTCTCATATTATAGCCCTTGTAGATGGAGATATTGAGAAAGAAAAAGAGCTTAATAAATTACTAGACAATCTAACAGACAAGCGAATGAATACCTATGCAAAGCCTTTTAAATTTGCCGTTTCTATGACTGAGCTTGAAAAAGAGATTGTCTTGCTTGAGGCAGAGGATTAACAGGGGCCAAATGCAAATTAAATCAGCGCAGACTGAAACAACACAAGCCGAGATGTATTACCCTTTCACCTTCTCTTCACAGGAGTGCCGTGCGGCGGAAACGAAAATAAAGATCCCTATCTCGGAGCATGCTGAGAAATATCAATATGTTGCCAGGGGGAATCATACCGGCGCATGGCGGAATGATATCACCCCGGATCTTGCCTTCATCATGGACACTATCGGAGAGGAGCATGTCCGGGAAGTCATATTCATGGGAACTCCGCAGGGTGGAAAATCGAATGTGCTCCTGAATGCCCTCGGCTCTTTTATTGATCAGGACCCTGCAGAAGTGCTTGTCGTCTTCCCCACGCGGGACGATGTGCGGGAGTTTATGGACGACCGTATCATTCCTATGCTGGAAAATAGTCCGCAGTTATCTCAATATATATCACCAAACCCTGATGACACAGCCAAGTATCACGTTAAGCTGACAAACTCAGCCATTATTTACACGGGCTGGGCAAACTCAGCCAGCCGTCTTGCATCTAAGGCTATTAAATATATTTGTCTTGACGAGGTTGATAAATATGACGCTACTGTCGGCAAAGAGACGGATGCCATTTCGCTTGCCAGAAAGCGGAAGAGGACTTTCGGTGATACTTACAAACTTATAATCACCTCCTCGCCCACGCGGGAAGATGGTCACGTCAATAAAGCTTTTAATGCTGCCCAAGTTCAATATCGCCGCCATGTTGTCTGTCCCGATTGCGGCACTGACCAGTTAATGAATATCACCGGCATTAAATATCCTGAAGATAAAACAAAAGAAGAGATCGCAGCAGGTGGTTTGGCATGGTACGAATGCTCTCATTCTGATTGTCAATCTAAATGGACAGAGGCGAAACGGAACCTAGCTGTCCGCGCAGGAAGATGGGTGCGCTACAAAGGACAGGATCTAGAAAAACCGACGACCATTGCTTTCCATAAGCCCGGTTGGCTCTCTTTTGATGTTACCTTTGCCGAGATCGCCGTCTGTGAGATTGAATCAAAGACGGACCACGCAAGGCTGATCGACCTTTACAATGATTATATGGCGGAGCCATTCATTGAATCTGAAGAGGGTGAAGGTATAACAGAAAAGGTCCTTTATGACCGTCGGGAGGACTATGGGCCGGAGAATGCCGAATGGGTGGTGCCTATGGCGGCTAGTGTTATCACCTGCGCGGTGGATGTTCAAAAGAACCGTTTGGAGACGGAAGTAGTAGCATGGGGCGAAGGTCTTGAGAGTTGGGGCCTCGAATATAAGCAGCATATAGGAGACCCGGCAAAGCCGGAAGTCTGGGCGAATCTCGACAGATATCTAAAAAAGAAATTCAGGCACGAAAGTGGAATAGATTTAAAGATCGCCATTACCGCAATTGACTCAGGTTATCTGGCTGGGGAGGTTTACAAATTCGTAAAGCCCCGGCAAGTGAGACGGGTCTATGCTATTAAAGGGGAAGATGCTATCGGCCATGCCCTTTATGCCTTTTCATCCAAAAAATATAGCGGGGCGAAAAATAAAAACCTCAAAGATATTCATAAAATAAATCTTTGCAGGATAGGCACAGAGACGGCAAAAGACCAGCTTTTACATTGGATGCAAATTGAGGAGCATGGCCCATGTTATATGCACTGGCATATGGGATATCCTCATGAATATTTTAAACAATTAACAGCGGAACATGCCATCCAGGATAAAGGCAAGCGCCGCTGGAAACCTAAAAAGAAAGGTGCACCAAATGAGGCGGTGGACTTAAGGGTTTATAATTATGCAATGATCGAAGTTTTAAATCCTGATTTTGAAGAGTTAAATATAGAGATTGCTGCCATAAATCAAAAAGAAGATAATCCCGTTAAACAAATAAAGCGTCCTGTTATGGTTCAGGGTTTAAGGAAAAAATAAAGGAGATAATATGTCTGAAGATAAAAAGCTTAGGGTTGCCCATGTCGCAAAAAGATTAGATGTATCTGATAAGACTATTTATAGATGGCTCGATGAAGGAAAGGTTTTTAATCTGGAGAAAGTGGTTTACATCAATAAGAGCCCTCGTATCCCGGAATCTGAAGTAAACAGGGTCTTAAATGCAGAATAATAATTAAAACCTTTTTTCTTATTTTTCTTAATCTTCTTAGACAATTTCTTTTTCGTGCCATAGAATAGCCGTATTATAAATATTTTTATGGGTATTCTATGGCCGGAATAACATTAGCACAAGCAGAAACAAACCTCACAAAATGGCTTGCCGCCAGTGAAGCAGTAGCGGCAGGACAATCTTTTTCTTATTCTTCAGGGATTACATCCCGACAACTCACCAGAGCAGATGCCTCAGAAATCCAATCCATGATTGAATTCTGGGATAGTCAGTGCAAGCGCCTCAGTCGCGGCAGCGGGACAGTAATGCGCCAGGGGGTACCTAGTGGAAACTAAGCTTACCCTTCAAGGTAAAGAAATTACTGTTCCCTGGACTATTTCAGATCGCGTTGTAACATGGGCAAGTCCATCTAAAGGAATGGCCCGTTTCAAGGCCCGTGCAACTTTGGCTATGGCAAACGGTGGCTATAAAGGGGCCTCTAAATCTCGAAGACAAACGAGTCAATGGCCTACTAATGGCAATGATGCCGATGCTGTTGTTCAGAGAGATCTTCCTACACTTAGAGATCGAAGCCATGATGCAGTAAGAAATCAACCTCTTGCTGCGGGTGCAATCAATACAGTCTGCACTAATGTTATAGGAACGGGCCTCCGTATGAAAGCTCAGATCAATAGAAATGTTTTAAATATGTCCCAGGATGAGGCGGACGCATGGGAATCACATACTGAAAGCGAATTCCTTCTCTGGTCTGAATCTACGGAATGTGATGCTGCCAGGACTCTTGATTTTTATGCACAACAGGAATTGGCATACAGATCATCGAAAGAAGGCGGCGATGTTTTAACCCTGACCCCAATGATAACAAGAGCCGGGTCGCCTTATAATCTTAAGCTTAAAATGATTGAAGGCGAAAGGCTCTCCAATAAAAATAATGCTAAAGATACGGCATCTCTTGTCGGCGGCGTACATAAAGGGACAAATGGAGACCCTACTGCCTACGACATAATGAGACAGCATCCCGGCAATATATATTCTTTTGGTAAGAAAGAATGGGATACGATTAAAGCATTCGGGTCACTGACAGGCAGGCGAAATGTCATCCATCTTTATAAAATGCTCCGGCCGGGGCAAACAAGAGGCGTCCCTTATCTTGCTCCTGTCACTGAGATGATCAAACAGTTGTCGGATTATACCGATAATGAGGTGGAGGCAGCAGTCCTCAGCTCGGCCTATACTGTTTTTCATAAATCTAAATATAATGATGGCGCCAGTTCACTGGATGCCCTTGACCCGGAGAAGGCAGCGGGCACAAGTAGCGTCCCTACTGATCAGCTTAAAATAGGTGGCGGCATGATCATCGGCATAGGGTCCGAAGATGAAATTGACTTCTTTGATCCTAAAAGACCTAACAGCGCCTTTGATCCTTTTATCCAGGCCATGCTCAGGCAGATAGGCGTTGCTCTTGAAATTCCTTTTGAAATCCTTATCAAGCATTTTACAGCGTCATATAGTGCGGCTCGCGGAGCTTTGTTGGAGGCTTGGAAATATTTCAGGAAGGAAAGGGCGTGGTTTGTTTCTCATTATTGCAAGCCGGTCTATGAAGTCTGGATGGATGAGGCCATTGCAAAGGGCCGTGTCTCTGCTCCCGGATATTTCGATAATATGTCTATCAGGAAGGCATATCTCGGGACAGTATGGACTGGTCCACCTCCAGGGCAGATAGATCCACTTAAAGAAGGGATGTCTTCAAAGCTTCTTGTTGATGAGGATTTTTCCACGAGGACAGAAGAGACAATGAAGCTCAATGGTGGGGATTACGAGAAAAACGTGCCTCAAAGATCCAAAGAGGAGAAGATGCGGAGGGATGCAGGGTTGACTATCGTTCCTGAATTAAACAAGGAGATTGGCGACCTTGATGATAATAATGGGTCTGATGAAGAGGATGAAACAAAGGTTGCGAATTTAACGCTAATGGATATGGAAGGGAATGTTTATTCACATATTGCCGGTAAGGGTCTTAAATTAATTAGCGAGACGAATGATATTAAAGAGGGGTCGACTGTATGAAAAAGTCAAAGTCAAGAAGCTGGTTTTCAATTGAAGCAAAGGCAGGGGACAAAGAAGCAGATGTCTTTATATATGACGATATTGGAGGATGGGGAATCACTGCCCAGAATTTTGTGACCGCTTTAAATGAAATCACAGCAGATCAGATTAACGTAAGGATTAACTGTCGTGGAGGAGATGTTTTTGAAGGTGTGGCTATTTTTAATGCATTGAAAAGGCATGACGCAAAGGTGGTTACTCATACTGAGGCTCTAGCCGCATCTATTGCTAGCATTATTGCCCTGGCAGGTGACGAGGTTGAAATTTCCGAAAATGCTTTTTACATGATCCATAATCCTTATTCATGGGCAGTTGGTGATGCCGCCGCTATGAGAAAGGCTGCAGGAATGCTCGATAAGGTGACTGATTCTCTCATTAATATCTATACCGCTAAGACGGGCAAATCAGATTCTGAGATTCGTGATCTTATGGACGACGAAACATGGTTCACTGCTGATGAGGCAAAAGCTGCCGGGTTTGTAGATGCCATAACGGACGAGGAAATAATCGAGGCTGCCTTTGATCTTAGTGTCTTTAATAACGTACCGAAGCAAGTTTTTAATACCTTAAATGCGACAAAGCCATCAACTCGCAAACTGGAGCATGCCCTGCGGGAGGTAGGGGGCCTCAGTAAAGCCGACGCTAAGGCAGTAGTCGCCAAAGGATATAACGCCCTGGACCATCGGGATGATGGAAAAGGGGAGGGTCATCGGGATGATGATGGGAAACCACAAAATAAAAAAGGAACGGAGGAAAGTATGAATAAGGAAGAACTGAAATCTAAACACCTTGATACTTTTAATGCCATCGTAACGGAAGCTCAGGCAGGACTTCTGACTGAAGATACGGTAGCTGCGAAAGTAAAGGCGGGTATTACCGCTGAAAGGGAGCGGATAATTGCTCTTGATAAATTGAGCGAAGATATGCCGGGTCACGAAAATATGATTGTTGGTTTTAAAGCTGACGGGACTATCACGGCTGAAAATGCTGCGCTTCAGATTATTGCTGCTCACGGTGAGAAGCTGAAAGGCATAAAGGCACAGCAGGAGAGTGATGCGGCTGGACTTGATACGGTGCCTGGAGCGGATGGTGGTTTGGGCGGTGACGGTGCAAAAGGCTTCATGGCTCTTGTCGCTGATCATCAGACAGAGCATAAATGCTCAAAAGGCACAGCTATTAAGGCGATAACCGCTTCACATCCAAAAGAGCACAAAGCTTATATCAAAGAGCAGAATAAGGAGGCCGACGATGTATAATCCCGGGACAAGAACATTTACTGGGGGGGAAGCCCTCGAAAATAAAAGGCGGGTAAAGATAAAGAACGGTACCACTACTACACCGCCTGAAGTAGAATATGCTGATGCAGGCGAACAGCACATCGGAGTGACTGAATATGCTATTGCTTCAGGCGATCTCGTGGCCATAAAGTTAAGAAATGCCGACGGAACGCATGAAATCACTGCGGCAGGGGCTTTTGCTGTTGATGCTACTCTTTATGGCGCTGCCGATGGTAAGGTAGATGACGCTGCCAGTGGTTCTGCAATAGGTAAAGCGGTGGAAGCTGCTACGGCTGATGGCGACATAGTGGAGACTGTTGAATTCGCGGTATTATCCACAACTGCTGCGAATGTATCAATAGCGGACGCCGGTAATCATACCGCACAAACCACTACTGAGGCGGCATTGCAGGAGCTTTATCAGCACCTTTTAAGCGTGCAGAACTTTATTCCTGTGTCTCTTGAGTCACTTATTGAAACTGACGGCACGAATCTCGTTGCCCGTCTCGGAATCGCAACGACACCTGTTCTTGATATGGCGGGCGGAGATGCAGATTCGAGTTTGGAGGTGAACTGGGTAGCAAGCAATAATGATGCAGTGCTCTTTCAGGTGTCACTACCGCCATCTTTAGATGTCTCAGCTGATCTGGTGATTCACTTCAGGGCTAAGTCCGGTGGAGCAACTGATACTCCTACCATCTCCTCGGATGCCTTTTTCAATGAAGGAGATACGAAGGTGGAAGATGTGAGTTCGGCTCTTGGTGCTGCATTTGCAGAGAATACTATCACTATCGCAAATGGAGATATCCCAGCAGGGGCGCAGACACTTACGGTGGAGTTAACACCAGGTGCGCACACAACTGACACGGTTGTTCTTTCAGCTCTGTGGATCGAGCATAAAAATTCAATTTTAACCAGCTAATAAGCTGAGAAAAACAGGAGGAAAAAAATGAGACCTAGCACAGCAGTATCGAGGCCCGAACTGGGCGCCATCGCTTTTGAGTATATGCTCGAAAAGGCAATGACAATGTTTATCGGGATGAGGTTAATGCCGATAAAAAGGGTATCCAGGCAATCAGCTGAATATCCGGTGATCCCACTTGCAGCACTTCTTGAGGCGCCTGATACCAAAAGGGCGGATAGGGGGAATTACAACAGGTCGGATTGGACCTTTGATTTCCAGAACTATGCAACGCAAGACCATGGCTGGGAAGAAAAGATCGATGACCGCGAAGAGGCCTTATATCAAAATTATTTTGATATGGAAGAGGCTGCCACTCTCAGGGCAATGGGTATTATATTGAGAGGGCATGAAAACCGAGTGAAAGACCTTGTTTATGATACTGGAACTATCGCAAATGGAGCTGTAGGAGTTGCGTGGACTACGCCTGCAACTGCGACACCAAAAGCAGATGTTGATGGTGCCAGGGACAGTATGCGGAATAATTTCGGGGTACTTCCGAATAAAATGACTATTTCGTATAGTCGTTTTAATGCTCTTATCAGAACGGCTGAATTAAAGGATGCATTGAAGTATACAAATCCAATCGAGATGGGAGGCTTTGAGGTTCAAAAAGCCATCGTGGCTCAATATTTTGGCCTCGATGAGATTCTTGTGGGCGATGCGCAGGAGAACACGGCCAAAAAAGGACAAACAGCAAGTCTTGGAGAAATATGGACTCCAGGCAATGTAGGTCTCTATGCCGTATCTGACGGGTCTGATGATATGAAAGAGCCCGTAATCGGTAGAACGATGCTCTGGGAAGAAGGAGCGCCCGACATCATTACTACGGAAACCTACAGGGATGAATCAGTTCGTGCCGACATTGTCAGGATCAGAAATGATGTTGATGAAGTTTATCAGTATGAAGGCGCTGGTTATATTCTGACTGGTATTTAATCTTTAAGGTGGACGGAAAACCGTCCACCTTAATAAACCTAAAGGGGTGAAAAATTATGTCAAAAGTTCTTGGACAAAATGCAATCCTTGGAGGCCAGGAATTCAAAGCAGGAATAAAAGAAAACGACCTTCCTGCTGATGTCAAGAAGATGGCATCACAATTTCTTGTTGATGAGAAGAAATACAAATCTCCAATCAAGTCTGAAAAGACTGAATTGGCAGACGCGAATGCCAGGTTTGAAGATTCTCTTCAAAAACTGGAAGAGGCTGAATCTAAACTGGCCACAGCGATTGAGTATGCAGAAGATGTTGATTCGTCTTTATCTTTGGCTCATTCGGAGATTTCAGGACTAGAAACTCAGCTTGAAAATGAGAAGTCAAGGGCTGATGGGGCTAAGATTAAGCTCTCCGATCTGGAGGCTGCAATTGTTGAAGCTGGTGGATCTGTTGTTCGTGATGAAGAAGTTGATGGCGGTAAAGTCTCAGTTGAAACAGCGAAGGATGAAAAGACTCCGGAAACCAAAAAGAAAAAGTAGTTTTGAAAGAGGCAGCATTCGCTTCCTCATAAATAAAATAAGGAGGTAATAAAAAGTGAAAAGATTTGGTTTTTTTTATAAAAGTTTAATTTTACTGATATGTCTGCTCTTATTTGCAGTCACGACACCGGCATTCGGGGGCGAGATAGATGCCCCCGCCTCAGAGGGTTTTAGTTTAGCAATTGATTCTGGAGGTGGTGATGTTTTGACATCTCTTTCTATTGATGACGTCGTTGATTATGCCCATGATTTTAAATATGTTGCTGCTTTGGATTCTGCTGGTTATATAAGTCCGGCAATATATAAAGCACCGGTTATTGTGCAGCATAGAGACAGAATAGTTTCAGCACAATATGACAAATTTGAAGCCAGAAGCCCTGATAAAATACTTATATCGATGGATATCCTGGGCGGGAAACAAGTAATATTTGCTTGTCATTCGGACGGACTGAGCCCAGGACCACTCATCACTGCTTAGTTTATAGTATAAGAATCCAAAGGGAGGGGACTTCCCTCCCTTTTTTAAAACCTTAATTAGTGTATAAAATGACAGATTTTGACGACATGATAAGAGATTCATCCGGGGTATTTACAAGCGGACTTAGTTCTTCAACTATAGGGACCTATCATGCAAACGGTCGGCCTGTTGTCGAGAACGTGACGGTTATTTATGATCCGAAGATGTACGAGCCAGATCCCTTGGGTGATGGTCTGGTAGAGAAGAATCCACAGATTACTGTTGAAACTGATTCCTTTGCTGAAAAGATAAAGCAGAACGATAGATTTGAATTCGATGGCATTAAGGTAAAAGTGGAACATAACGAAGGTGACGAGATAGGGCTGACGACTCTCCGGGTAAGGGTGATATGAGTGTAAATGCAGCCACAGTCAATTCTATTACTGATAATCTGATTTCTATATTGACGGCTCTTTCCGGATTTTTATTTGAGAAGGATTCAATCGACCCGAAGATCAACACATGGGTGCAGTTAAATATCGGCAGTGATAATGAAGATGAAAATCACGGCGAAGGCCCTATGTATATCGAGCAGCAATATGAAATTGTTGCTCAAAGAGAGATAACGGATAAAAGAGATCACCGCACAAAAGGCGCGCAAATCAAGTGGGATATTAAAGAGGCAATAACTGTTGCGGCCCTTAACGTGAAAGACCTTGCATCGAGCAAGCTTATTTCCATCGTTGAGCAGGACAGCAGCGTTAATGAATATAGCAGTGCGGAAGGTCTTGGCGTCATGGTGAATGTGACGGTAAGATTCAGGGATTTAAGGACTTAAGGAGATAAACCTATGAAGAACGCATTTATTTTTTTAACAAGCGGGGAGGCACCTGACCTCGGCTCCTTCAGTAAGGGGGAAGTCAGGGAGTTTGAGCCGGGGGAGGTTGCCACCCACGCTGCAAGAAAGACGATGATGGCTGTCGATGATCTCAGTAAGGACGTGCTCATTTACTGGCTGGTAGGCCGTGGCATTGACCCGCCGGATAAGGCGAATAAGACGGAGCTTAGAAAACTTTTAATATATGGGCCGGCACATAAAGATGTCGATCTCGAAGAGAAAGAAACGGAGGAGGTGAAGGACGATGACTAAAAGGATTTTGTATATTGAGGTGCGAGAAGAGGCCACAAGAGGGACGAAGGAGGCAACTACTACCGGGGCTATTCCTCTACTTAATGCTGCTATTCCTGATATGGAGTTTGACGACCAGAAGCGTGGCGAATTTCGTGGGGAAGAGACGGCAAAGGGTGAAACACTGGTCCGCAGGCTGGGACAGAAGTGGGCCGGGTCTTTCGAGATTCCTTTCTTTACCGAGGCAGGGACTACGGCAGGGATGATTGCCACGCTGATTAAGCATTTTTTTGGTTTTGCAGTCAGTGTGCAGAATGCCTCAACGGGGCAGTATGCACACATGATGTATCCCGTTCCGGATCCCGAAGCGGCAGCGGCCCTTGGCACAAAGGCCCTCACCTTCAATGTGAACGTAGGTGAAGGCGCGACCATGAATAACTGGCCCTATGTAGGCGGTAGGGTGAATTCTCTCGCCTTCGATTTTGAGCCGGGGCAGCCGGTGAAGATGACTATCGAGACGATGGGACAGAAAAGAGACACGGTGACAGCGGAGCTTGGCTCTCCTGTTTATCCTGCGGAAAATCTTAGATGTGACTATAACAACCTGACCCTCTACTACGGCGCCGGGATCACCCGGACAGGCAGCGGCCCTGACTATACCGATCTCGATCCGAACACCATGACGGCCATCAAACCGGATAAGGTGACGCTCAAGATCGAAAGCGGCGCAGAGGATAAGATGCGCCTATCCGGCGTTGATTATCCCGATAAGACCAGCTTCGGACAGTTTACCGCTACACTGGAGATCACTATGGACTGGGACGATCCGGCCAGCGGATTCAGTTCGTCCGATGAATTTGCGGCATATATGGCGGGTATCGGTTCCGAGAGTTTCCTTCTTGTGAATGATACGGGAACAGTGGCTGGGACGGGCGATAATCATGCCCTTATTATCGATTGCCCTATTGCCAACAGGACAGGCGGTAATCCGGAGTTTGACAGGGAGAAAGACCCTATAACAACCCTCACATATGAACTGCTCTATGACCCGACAACGACGAAGTATCTCGTCGGGGTGATGGTGAAGAATACGGCGGCAACGGTTTAAAAACAATCCCCTCAGTCCCTCTTAGTAAAGGAGGACTTTTAAGGAAAAGGAGAAAAGAGTATGGCGTTAATGAGCTTTAAAAGAGGGATTGTAGTTGATTATGTTCCTAGTTATGGCGGAAACAGGCAGCATAAGGAAAAGACGGTTATAGGCATAAGACCGATGAACAACGACGGGGCTATTGATTTCATGTCGGACTTGGATAAGAAGCTTGTTGATTGCGGAGATGAAAAAGAGAAGGCGCATGTCAGCAAGGAAATCGCGAAGCAGACATTTATCGAACATGTGGCCTATGTGAAAAATTATCAGGTGGCTGATGAAAAAGGCGGTGTGATCGAAGTCACGACAGGAGAAGCCCTATATAGCGACGCATCAAAGGCGCTAATTAACGAGATATCATTCGCCATTGAAAACTCATCGCGTCTCAGTGAAGGCCAGATAAAAAACTTCTCGGGGGACTCCGCTGGTTCAGAAAAGTAAACAATAAAGACGGGGTTCCCTTTAATTGCGAAGACTGCGACGAAAAGGGTAGAGAAAATCGCAATTGCCTGAATCATAAAAAGGTCATGCAATCTGTTATAGACTGGACTGTATATAAGGACAGGAATGAGGAGAAGACAATCCTCTTTGAGAAGATGGGGAAACCACCGAAAGTCTTCAGGCTCGGCAACCTGACCTTTTACGAATGTCCGCCCCGTTGGATAACGCGGGACACAGCGAAGATACTCGATGCTGTTGCCATTTTCGACAATAAGAACATCCTCCCCGTGGGGACATCACAGGCCGACCTCCCTTTGTGGTTTATGGAGGCATATAAACTTTATATGAACGAGATGAGACCGAAACAGGAAGATTAAATGGCGCAGGAAGTATCATACATAATCAGAGCACGTAATGCCTATTCGGCCATACATAGGGGCGCCGATAAAGCGGTTGACAGAACAGCTCAAAATTTAAAGAGAGCCTCTGGTGTTATGGTTATTGCTACGGGCGCTGTTTCAGCTTCTCTATTTGTTATGATGAAGACTACTGCTGCGTCAGGAGATGAATTCCAAAAAATGTCCGCTCGGCTTGGACTTTCATCTGAAGCACTTTCTGAGTTGAAATTTGCAGCAGAACTTTCGGGTGCATCTATAGGTGATATTGAATTAGGTATAAAGAAAATGTCTAAAACTGCCCTCGATGCAGAGAGAGGGCTTATTTCTGCGAAAAGAAGTTTTGATGAACTTGGAATTTCTGTAACTGATTCAAATGGAAATTTAAAAAATTCAGAAAAATTATTTACGGAAGTTTCCGAAGGCCTTAAAAATGTAGAAAATGAAACAAAAAGAACAGCATTAGCACAGGAGCTTCTTGGTCGTTCAGGTTTAAATTTATTACCATTAATTAAATCCGGTGCTGATGGTCTTAAGGAAATGCGTCAGGAAGCCCAAGATCTTGGTATTACTTTTACTGATTTTGAAGCCAATCAATCTGCTGCTTTTGTAGATGCTTCATTGAGAATACAAAGTTCAGCAATAGGTATAAAAAACACATTAAGTAAAGAATTAATACCTTTTTTCACAATAGCTATGGATACTATTGCTGAATCGTTTATAGAGGTCAAGAAATCAGGAGACCTGGATAAGTGGGCCGCCGATATGGCGGAAGGGGTGATAACAGCTTTCAGTGCCACGGCGGAAGTGGCAACAAATATGCCTATGATATGGCATGCCTCCATGGTGAGCGTTAAAACAATTGCCGCAGATGGTGTTGCCATTATAGATACGGTGCTTTTAGGTGTTGAGAAGTTTTATGGCGTAATGGCTTTACTCCCCGGCACTATAGGTCAGCCTTATCAAATGGCTGCCGCTGATATCAGTGAAATGAGAGGATCTCTCTCTGATATAGGGACAGACCTTCTTATCAGTGCAGACGCAAGTTCTACGGCGGGCGAAGAGTGGGCCGTATGGCAACTCAAGGCTATGTCGGCCATTGATGGAGTAAGGACACATATTTCAGAAACGGAAATCGTAACAGCAACTCGCCCCGAAGAGGAGATCATCGCTGCCAGCGAATCCACAACAATGATTGTCGTGGAAAATGATAAGAAGATGGCGCAGTCCGCCCAGTGGCGGGCAAACATTACAGGCCGGGCGAACTCGGCCATGCAGCAATCTATTTTAGGGCTTGTCGAAACGGGTAAGTTTAGCGTGGGGGCCTTTGCAAATATAATGGCACAGCAAGCCAAGATCGAACTTACAGGGATAGCGGCCAAGGCGGGAGTTCAGGCTATCTACTACACCGGTCGTGGACTTGCAGCCACGGCAATGGGTGATCCAAGAGCTTCGGGCTGGTTTGCCGCAGCCGGGCAGATGGCTTTAATAACCGGAGCTGCAACAGCAGCAGCTTCAGCCGTTCATGCCGTTGCAGGCGGCTCGGCCGGGAAACCGGCGCCGGGTACAGCAGGCGGCGAGCCGATAGGCACCCAGGAGGCAGGAGCCCTTATTGGATTATCCGACATTGAAGAAGCAAGACCGGTTCAACACATTACTTTAAATATAAAAGCCCTTGATCCTTCAGAGATTAACTGGGACAATTATTCGGAGCATATCGTTGACACCATAAATAGGGCAGGCGCAGAGCGGGATGTAAAAATAACAATGGAGGCTGTGGCTACTAATGGCATGGGCTAAAGTAAAACTTTTCTATAGTAACGTGCTGGCAAACATGGCTGCAACGACCACAGCTGCAGGTTATGCTGTGGTGAATCTTCTTGATTGGAAAGAAGGTTCATGGTGGCAGGCTTTGAATACTACCGTCCCTATGTATATTTATCCAACAACGGGACCGGGCGGAGGCTCTGCCCTGACGGCAGCTTACCTTTTAATTTATGGACATAATCTTGGCACCATCGGAGCTACCGTGACGCTTCAGCATTCTACAACAGGTGCATGGGCAGGTGAAGAGGTGAATATCACAACACATACGCCTTCTAATGATAAAGGCTTTGCGAAGATATTTACCTCGGCCACAAAAGATTATTGGCGCTTAAAGATTACCGGCTCTCTTTCTGCCGCCCCTTATATGGCTATATGCGTATGGGGTGAACTAACGGAACTTGAATATTGCACGTCATCTTTTGATCCTTATGCGGAGACAGTGAAGGCAAACGTAAAGACCACCCAGGGGGGTGTTGTCTCCGGCATTCATATTAAATATTCGGAGAGGCAAATTAAGCTCACTTTTAGCGATGCTGACGATACACTATATCAAAAGATAAAGACCTTATGGGAAGACCACGGCCTTAAAAACTTCGGCCTCGGCTGGGAGACTACGGAGCATCCAAACGATGTCTTTTTAATGCGCCGCGATGAAAAATTCAACAATCCTTTCACGAAAGGCGGGCTATATAGGAATGTTACTTTAAACCTGAAGGGCAGGAAAGAGTAATGGCTATAATATTCAGCGCAAAATACCTAGAAGAAGCGGCGAAGATCCCTAATACTCCTGACGTGATCGTGCAGATCGATCTTGATAGCGGGACAATAAAGATAGGCGAACACGTTCCTTTTGTGGGCGTTATTACTGCCCTTGAAAAGCCTACTTCTTTCCAAAACAAGATTGAACCCAAAAAAGGTTATGCAACGCTGGGGAAATTCTCCTTCCAGATTATCGGGCGGGAGAATTTCAAAGATCTGATAAAGGATGAATACCTGAAAAATCGTCGCGTTACGAAATATGAAGGCTTTGTGGCGGACGGCTTTACCTTCAGCGACTATGCAAATACATATACGGGCATCATAAGTAACTGGACACGCAAAGGCGATGTGCTTACTGTGACTGTGGCCGATGATATGCAGCCGACGACAAAATCTGTGCCTGCCGAGAACGAGACAAAGACGCAATATCTTGACTATAGCAACATGAATCCCGTTGACAGCATGACGAATCTCATCCTCACACAAGCTGCAGTTCCATCGGCAAGGGTAGACTCAACACAGTTTACCAGTGAACGTGACACATGGCTGGCGGGCTGGAAGTTCCAGAGGGTTTTAGTGGAACCGGTAAAAATCAAGGAGCTACTCAACGAACTACAGGAATCAACTAATAGTTTCGTTATCCATGACGGCGAGAAGATAAGCTATAAGGTCTTTTCACCATTACTGCCGGGACAGACTGCGGTGGAACTACGGGACCAATACGAAATATTGGACGGCAGCGTCAGCCAGGAGAGCGGTTACCTTGACCTATTCTATAACCGCATTGTTATCTATTACGATTATGACGAAAGCGGTGACGACGGTGAGAAGCACTTTGACAGCGTCTATGATACGAACGATGCCGACTCACAAGGGTCGCCGGAATGGGACGAGACGACAACGAAGAGGATAAAAAGTAAGTGGATAAAATCATACACCTTTGACCAGCCCTCCAACATCACTGGGCTAAAGCTTTATCACGTCAGTAAATCAAACGGCCTATCCTCCGGCAAGACGGGACATGAGATAAAGTGGAACGCGACGAATAAAACGCTTTCGTGGACCGCCCCTGATGGCACGGAAGGGGCTACTGTGACAGTTGAAGAAGAAGGACGTTTCGATCTCTACGATGCAGATACAAGGAAGTTTGTACGTGTCATAGTGACGGACTTTGCGGGCCTGCCGGGAACGAACCAGACCGATCCGATCAGCATCACCGCCCTTTCGGGTAGCAATTATGCCGCTACCATTGCAAATAAATGGATCAACCGCTATCGCGATCCGGTATCAATAGTTCCCTTCAAAGTGGGGCTGAATCACACAGCAAATAATGGTGAAATGTGGAAGCCGACAGATCTTTTTAAGTTGACGACGGATGATGCCTGTGTCAAAGGCAAAGATAGCTTTAATGCTGAATCTATGATGGTTTTAAGTGTCCGCCCCAATAGCGGGGCAAACGAGATTGCCCTCAGTGCGATACAAACGAAGCTATATAAACGCTATGGTTTTATAGGTTCTGCAAGTATGACCAGCGATTATCCATCAGCTACTGAGGCTGAAAGAGAGTATGCCTTTATCGGTGATTCAAACAACAAAGTCAATGGTGGCGCAGAAGATGGCTATTATATTATTTGAGGTGAGAAAATGAAAGACGGAACGGAAGAGACGATTATAAGCCAGGTTGTGCAGTGCCGGGCTTTTGGCAAACTGATAACCACTGAAACATGTCAGCAGATCTGCGAATATTTCGGAGATATTCATAAGGAACCTGTCAACGGTAGGAACGAAGAAGGGAAGATGGCCCTGCTTCGCTATGATTATTATATAAAATGCAACCGTCCCAGGCTGCTTCCCTTTCAGCCGGTGGGTGAAGTATTGCCGCAGGCAGATGGGAAGGAGGAATAGATCATGTCCTTTGTAGCTTTAACACCAGCAGAAACGGATGCAGATAGCCCGCTCAACGAACCTCTTTTTACAAAGATCAGGAATAACTTTGATGCCCTTGAGTCCGCTGGTGTTACTGGTGGCGATGCTCATGATCATGATGGTGGCGATGGAGCGCAGATACCACAGGGAGGAATAGCTGCAAATGCAATAGGGCAAGGGCAGTTAAAAACAGCGTCGGGTGCAATTAGCACTTCGTCTACTTCTCAAGTTAATCTTATTTTGCCTGGTGGCCAATATGGATTCTATCCTCAAACAAAAGGAAATTTTGGTCTTGCTGGTGTAATTTTTGCCGTGGGGAATATAGGCGCATCCTATGTGACAAATATTACATTAGAAGCCGCCACTGGTACTGTTTATGCACAACAAAGATACAGCCAAGCTTCGCCGCCGTATAAAGTCGGGAATAAAAAATGGGGGCATTTTCTTTACATACTTGTCAATGCTCAAGGCGATATTGTCGCAAGCTATGAAGCTGAAGACCCACCTTATGCCTATAACGGATCGCCGCATAATAAAAAAGATTCAATCGAAAGAATTCAGGCCGTCCCGCATCCTTTTGCTGATTATCACGACAAAGACCCTGCCATTGATGGTCTTGAAATTGTGCTGGTTGATTTGACAGCACACAACACTAAGAAATGGAAGGAAGACAGCGCAAAGCAGGGCAAAGGCATTCTTGAAAACATGGGGCATATCAATAAAAAGGGCAGCATAATCACGCCGCAGGAACTAGGCATCGTAGATATTCAAGGCTTTACTGATAGAGTAAAAATAAGGAAGGCAATATAAACCTTGATTTCCTTGGGGATAAATAATTTTTGAAGGATTGAAGGTGGATGTATGATAACACACAAAGGCTGGGATATAGACGAACACGAAACAGGCCGCTTTAAAAATGGCAAGCCTGTTATCGGTGCAACCTTCCAAAATGGCCTGAATGATATAGAGCCGGACGGGTCTTTTATTCCTTGTGATATGGATCTGGAAGCTATCAGTGATGGCGTCACAACACATCAAGTTAAGCGTGGGCGGTTTGGTCAGTTAAGATTTACAGATGCAGATTCTGCCAATAAACATCTTTGCAAGATCAAATATAAAGATGGCAAGGGGCTTAGTTTTAAATATCTTGGCGGCGATAGTGGTCTGCCAGATACAGCCAATGGAAAGCCATGTTTTGTCGCTGATAACGGAGTTAAGATTGAGCATACGCCAATATATAAGGGTGTTAAAATTGAGTTGGTAGTTGATCCTCAAACAGCCCCTCTTGAATACCCGTTTTCTATAAAAAGCTATGGCCAGAATTATAGCTATGAAATAGTAAACGGAGCGATCATAGCCACAGGCGAAGACGGAAATAAAATCACTTTGCACGCACCGTTTGCGATTGATGCAGCCGGTGAGATAGGTCAAGTTAGCTATGAAATGACAGGCATTGTCAACAACATGCAGACCTTTAAAAAGGTTGTTAATGAAGCGTGGATGCTGTCAAGGGTTGGTGAGGTTAGGATTGACCCTACTGTTATTATTGAGGATGGCGTTGATGGGCAAACAGTTGAAGAGACTCATATGAGAGCTGCTATCCCTGATCTTAACTCTGGAGGTCTTATATATGTCTATGTGCGCGAGAATATATATCGTGGCTTATTCAAGAACTCATTCCCAGACCTTGGCCCAATTACTGTCTTAAATTCTCATTGGAAACTGTATAATTCTGGTCTATATTCAGTCAGTATCACTACTTATAAGGTCTTACGGGACTGGTTAGAAATGGAGGCCACATGGAACTCATATCAAACAGGACAGTTGTGGACGGGTGCTGGTGCTACTGGTGAAGGTGATGCAAGCTCTCCCCTAGAGACTCAGCCAATATTACAAGGTTGGGATGAGTTGAATGTTGATGCAGCGGTCACACAAGACCTCTACGACAGCCCAGCTACTAATTTCGGAATATTGTTATCAGGTTCAGGACTAGAGGCTAGTTTTAACAGTTCGGAGAACGGGGCTAATAACCCACAATTTTACATGGAATATACAGAAGCTGCAGCAGGACTTCACAGAAGAGGATTAAACAGAGGATTAAACAGAGGGCTAGGGAGGGGGTTTTGATATGGAATTAGTGGCTTGTGAGTGGGGACAACCCAAAACTTTTATGCTGCCTTTTATTGAATACGGTGCAACGGATTTCAAGGCAGGAGTGACTCTGGCTGAGGGGGATGTGAAGATTTCCCAGGACGGTGGAGCTTTCACAAATATTGACACTCTCCCAACTATTCTGGGAGCTTGGATGATTATCACTCTCTCTGCTGCGGAGATGCAAGCCCGATATATTGCCATACAAGCAATTGACCAGACAGGGACCAAAGTCTTTGAAGATACTGGGGCGATTCTTACCACAGATGAGAGATCATGGCATCAAGCTCTTTTTGCTCTTGTGGAGAGCCAGAGAGGATCTCATACTGGAGTCCATGATATTCTCTATTGGGATCCTATTGGTGGAAATGATGCCAACTCTGGAGCTCTCTTCCATGATGCAAAACTCACCTATAACTTTAATGGAGCCGGAGGGATGCACTCTCTCCTTAATGCCAATGAACATCAAATCGTTATCTTGGTCCCTCATGCCTCAGGAGCTCCTACTGTTGTCAATGAATATGTGGAAGTAGATACGGCTTATACCTTCCTGAGAGGGCCGGGTCGGGACTTCTTGATTGAGGCTACTCATAATGAGCCTTGTGCTGTTAAGGGATCTGCGGAGGGCGTGGAACTCTCTGGGATGAGGGTCAAGACTAAGACCACAGGATCTCAAGATGCAATCTGCTCTTCTGGAGACTTTGCGAGGCTCCACAATCTCTGGGTTGACTATTCAAGGGGGGCTGGAATTATAATGGATAATTGTTCCTCTAATCTCCTTGATAATTTCCTTGTCCAAGATGCAGCCCAGGGAGGATCTGGCCATGCTGCCCATATTCTTGGGGATACTTCTCTCACCACGAGAAATATCATAGGATCTGGACAGATCTTTTCCAATGGGAATGGAGGAGGAGGTGCTGATGGGATCCGGGTGGAAGGTCAATATTGTGATCATAATTTTGTCACCGGTGGAAGCTCTGCTCTCTTAATTCATGATAATACTGGATGGGGAATCAATGAAATTGATAATGCCAACCACACTATAATAGTAGGGCCAACGGTCAATCTCCACCACAATGACCTTGGAGATCACAACCTCACAGGAGATGAGAGTTTGATTCTCAACTATGAGCAGTGGGCTAAGGACACTGATCTCCAGACAGCTCTCTCAGCAATTGCAGCTCTCCCAACAGATCCGGTGACCGTTACAGGAGGAGGCGGCTCAATCACACCATCATATGCCGAAGAGGGCAAGCCTGAAGATATTGTTCAGGGCGATGTGATAAATAAGCCGCGATATGTGACGGGTGATCAGTCTGCAAAGACTATCTTCTTCGGGGCCAAAACAGCTTCGGGAGATACATCTTATGCCGTAGGCCTGATTCAATGTACCGTAGGCGCGTATGATGCAGGTAACGATCAAACTTCTTATCTTATACCCTTTGCGGCTGATGATACCAAAACGGTGACGTCTGCCACTTATAAGGGCGAGTCGGAGGTGAGGGATGCTAACGGCACGAGCAATCCCGTAACGGCAGATAGGTTTGATTTGAATATAATTGGCGAGATAATAACATGATAAAGGAGACATAGGATGGAATCAGTGCCACAGACTGAATGTGAGTTACGTCGTAAAAATATAAGCGAAAGAATTAAAAATAATACAGGACATACTAATCGAGTTGAGGGAGAGATGTCCGAAGTTGAACTTAGATTACTGGAACGGATAATCAAGCTTGAAGAGAAATGGAACTGGATAATCGGGCTTTTAGTACTTAATCTGGGCGGGATAATTGGGCTGCTCATTACTGCTATATATGGAAAATAAAAAGACAATGATAAACGGCGCCGAACATATCATCCGCGTGATGGAACGCAAAGGATATAAGGTCTTTAAAGATATTAAAGGCCATGATCTTAATATCGCAGGGATTCGCACAGGAGACATGACGGCCAATAGTTTCAATGACTGGCTTTGTGTCTTTTATCTTTTCGATGGCCATTGGAATTTTTTTGCCTTTCCTGCCACTACAGATCCCGGCACTTTCTATCGTAAAGATCCTATTAATGTGAAAGGCACAGGTATCCTTAAGCCTGGCCAATATCGCGGCATGTGGAAGATAGGCAAGCATAAGGGATATAAAGCCCTGCAGCAAGTTAAGCCTTGCATCCTTTATCGTGACGTAAACAGGGATAATATCATTGACACTGAAGGACAATCGGAAGAGACTGGGATTTTCGGTATAAATGGCCACCGGGCGAATTCAGGCCGGGCATCCACTCAGGTCGATAGATGGAGCGCCGCCTGCCAAGTGCTTCAGGACCCTGATCATTTCGCTTTTTTATTAAAGCTCTGCCAGCGCGGGGCCGAGAAGTTTGGGAATAGTTTTACTTATACGCTTTTAACAGAAAAAGACTTTAAAGAAAGGGGGTGAAGATCGATGGAAAACTTATTGAATGAGAATGTGCTATTAATTATAGCTGCTTTAGCTACAGGTATTGCGGCCATATCAGAGTATCTCGGCACAACAAAAAGGTTTGAAAGTAATTCGGCAATTCAACTTGCTGGCAAAATCGCAGGCGGGCTATTAAAGTTTATTAAGAGGCATTGACATGTTTCGTTTTTTAACAGTCCTTCTGGAACTCGTAAGCTTCTTTTTAAAGCGGGGCAAGTCGAAGGAAGAAAAAGAAAAGGATAAATTTGATGAAGCACTTGCGAAAGATGATCATATTAACTTGTCTGGTAGTCTTTCTGATAGTTTCGACCGGGTGCATCGGGAGAAAGGTCGTAGTGATTCCGAGTGACAGAGAGCTTAAACCTTGTCCTATTAATGAGGGCAGGATCTCAATTAGTAAAGGATATCTAAGGGAGATTAAACAGGCTCTTGATCATTGCAACTAAAAATATGATAAAAGGGCTTACAGCTTGAAACTGTAAGCCCTTTTTAATAACGCCTAGAACTGAAATAGCCTAACAAAAATATCCATTAAAGTTTAAATTGATAATCAAACTTATATTAAAATAATCTAATATTAATATGGAATTGATGAGATAACATTAAAAATATAAGCTTTCGATGCTAACATGATTCCTTCGCTGTCTTTCACGGTCCATCCGATATAATGGTCTGACCTGACATCTATCGCTGTATTACTAAATCCGACAGTATTTTGGAAGACTTCACCGATATCAAGGGAGCCTATATTGCCGGAGGCTTTCCATAAACCATCCCCTGGTATTTGATACTCTACTTCCCATGTTGGGCTATCGCAATCCATCCCGCCAGGGAATGTATCAACACAAAAACCAAAAGAGGAGGATGTTCCCTCACAAGACGACATATCAGGTGTTGGCTGAGGGTCATTAATATCGCCACCTATTATCTCTATGGCATAATTACAGCCACTTCCATCACCAGACGGAAAGCATTGTTTGCATATCCATTTCTCAGGAGTTAAAAAAATTGCATCTTCAAGTTCTATAGAATATATCAGATTTGAAAGATCTACAGAACCGCCATTTTCTACACGAGTCGAGATGGTGATCATATCTCCCTGAAAGACATCGGCAAGACGTTCTTCCGTTCCATCAAATACCTTATTTAAAGATTGTCCTGTTGTTTTAAGCGAAGCAGATTTATTATAGATATTACCCGTTATTAAAACTTCGATATTATTATCATTAGTATCATTTCCATTATTTCCACCGCAGGCAAAGAGAAGAAGAATAAAGGGGATAAGTATTGTTTTTTTCATTTTAAAGCCTCCATTAATTTATTTAGGTAGTTAAAGATTGAATGATATACAATAAGTTAAACAAAGGGTATGATCTTTGTCAAATAAAAATAAAAATAATGCTTGACATTTCCATTGAACAAAATTATGATTCGATCATACACAGCAATTCAAATTATTAACAAGAGGCTCCCACCTTGAAAAACTCAAATAGATTATCTCAACTTATATATAAAAGCTTGAGGCCAAAAAAAGGAAAAGACATGGGAGTCTCCCTTCTTTTGGTCAAAAGAGTGCCTGAGAACGGCCTTGTTGAAACCTTTGCCGGGGGACACAGGGCCGTTCTTATAACACTACCGCAAGCTTTCTTCATAGTTAAATTCTTTTTTCTTTTTATAATATATATCATATTAGATGCATTAGATTCTCTTGCCGAGATAAATAAAGGCAGGAATTTCTATACTGAAAGTCATCTCTTAGTAAATGATCTATTCAGATTATATCCTCTAAGCCAGGTATCAATATGAAGTGGGAAAGAAAACATGAAAGCAAGGAGACCATTATCAGCAAGCTTAAAAGTCTTGCTGAAGAGCTTGGCAAATCTCCTACGTGGATAGAGTGCATGAAACTTAGTGATATTTCTTTGTCTCGGCTTACCTTTCATTTCAAAACATTAAATAATGCCCTTATTGCTGCGGGGCTTCCGGTAAATAGATAAAGAGCAAAAAAGAGTAAAGGATATACGAGAAGAGGTGGCGCTAGATCAAAGACTAGAATTATCAAACCTATATTTACTTCTCGTATTTGCAATGTGTGCGAGCGGAAGTTTCAAGCCGAGGATGATATGCGAAGCTGCCCTGTTTGTGCAACTACTAAAAAAACTGCCGATAACCGAGGCGGGTTTGTAGACACAGATTTTGGTTTTTCATATTTCAGTTAATTCAGGAGGCGAGATGAGAACTATATTGATAGTGGAAGATGATGAAACAGTGAGGCGTACACTGAATACTATATTTATGCGTAAAGGATATAAAGCTATCGAATGGCCTGGCAGCACAGGTGTCGATAAGATTATAAAGCATCTCCATCCGGATATAGTGCTGACTGATCACAACCTCAATCCCGGGGAAGAAGAAGGTTTTTCCCTTGCCCTGAGACTGAGATTAGAAGGAGTCAGGGTTATGCTTATGTCGGCTGATCCTGATATCGGCGAGCTGGCAGAAGTCAATGGACTACCTTTTATTCAGAAACCTTTTGATATACAGCCCCTGCTTAATATGGTTGAGGAGGTATTTCATGACTGAAACTCATGGAATGAATGAAACGGAAGGAAGAAGCGGTGAGTACGAGCCAAATCCTGTATCCATAGATGTCGTTTTTTGTTTCCTAAGCAATAAACGTGTAAGCGTTACACAGGCCCGAGCCTCATATACGGTGCATAATGAGGTTTGTATTGAATGTGACGCATGTCAGTAAAGTAATTAAATATGTTTATCCCTTACGTTAAGAATGATCTTATCGTAAGCCTCCTTAGTTGCCCCGTCTCCGGGGGCGTTTTTTATGAGAATAGATATGACCTGTAAATGCGACATCATACAGCAGAAGATCGATGCCATAGAGAAGTTACTTAAGGCTGAAGGATGGGCCTTTATGCAGCGAAGCGGGGCCATCATGCTGGTAAAGATGACAAGGGATGAATGCAGGCATGAGGGCACCAATAAGACAGCTTATTGCAAGAATGGCGCATGTGCCTCTGGGTGTGATGTTTGGGAGGGTAGGGCGTGAGCATTACAGTGAGATGCATATGCGGCCAACAGGACGACTTCACAGCCTTTGCGACTTCGACCAACGGGGTGTGGAAGTGCCCCGCCTGCGGCACTGTGAAGGATACCAGGGAGAACTACACAGACGAAAACTTTCTGGCCGTTATGGCCGAAAGGGCGGGAATAAGGGAGGCTGCAGAGTGTTAATGTTTGTGAACCATAGCCCTGCTATTCCACCTTGCACAGCAGTTCTTACTGCCCTTCAGGACGGGCATATCATCCGCGCTGAATTCTTTGTTTGTATAGATACAATAGAGCGCACCATCCGTATAAAAAAGAGACATACCAACTGCCACACCGTACCTACAACGCAAGCCACAGCCAAACCTCGGGTGCTTCCTTTATGCTCTTCTTCTTTAGGTGCCGCCCCCCGCGCCCCCCATGCGCCCGCCCGTCAGGGTACAAAACACCCGATCATCGAGGCCCATTATGGAGTTTAGTTCAATCAAGGTGGACAAAGTAAAAGGGATGCTGGACCAGAAGCTGGTTAATAAGGCAGAGCCGAGAGCCATTAATAAAACAGCAAAGATGTCCAGAACTGAACAGTCTAAAGAGATCAGGAAGGTCTACAACATCACAGCCACGAGACTCAATGAGGAACTTGAGAAAGTAAGCGGTCCGAACAGGGCAACGGTGAGTAAGCCCCGCGCTGTTATTCGTGCGATGAAGTTAAGGAAAGGTAATCCAGGACTTCAACACTACAGCGCAAAGCAGACAACAAGAAAAGGCGTTACTTATAAAATCCGTAAAGATAAAGGCCGCGTTACAAGACCCCGCGCTTTCTTTGCCACTATGGCTGGTAAGAACAAGGGTATATATATTAGATCCGGTGAGAAAAAGATAATGTCCAAAGGTCGTTACAAAGGAAAGAAGCGGGAATCTATCATCCGACAAACTGGACCTTCTGTGGTACAGATGATGGAGCGGGTAGGCATAGCACCTATCAAGCGGGCAGTTAATAAGAATTTCGCACGCCTTTTCAGGCACGAATATGAGAGGGAACTATCCCGCGCCAAGCGTTGACGGGTCCTTCTGGCGACCTTACGCCATGCGGGCAGCTAAGCG